AAAAGATATCATGACTCTTCAAAGACTTAATATCTTGTATTTTTTCTTTACGTTTAATTAATGAAGTAAACCATGTCGATATAGGTTTATGAAAGTAATATAATACAACTACTAATACCACCAATATGAATATCATAATCGGTGATAACTTAGAATTTAATATACTACTTATTTCTTGCATTATAATGGCATTTCAGATACTACAGGGTTATAATCAATCTCAGGTAAAGTCAATAACCACGCATCACATGGAATAGACTCCGCTTGGATTAATGTACATCCATTAACCTCTTCATTTGATATAAACCAACCCCCGTTAGCATCTAATTGTGGATTGAATAATTGACCTTGAAAGCCCCATACTTTACCCACAAGGATATTTTTTTGCTCTAGTGTTAATTGTCTTACTTTCATAGTTTAAAATGTTGGGTAGAACTTGCCAGCTCCAGCGTTATATAAATCAGTTTTTTCTTGTGTAGTTAAAATTCTATCGTAAAAATACGACTCGTCAATAATAGTATTCGTATCTATAGGATAATTATAGATAGTTCCCCTTGTTCGTTGCTCTATACCTATAGAAGGTTTGTTGTCACTTTCGTATGCAATAGTAATGTTTTGCGTGTCTGTCGCAACATTAACATTATCTACCCATAATTTATGCGAAGTTGTGGTATGTTCTACAAGAACTAATTGATATTTACTGGTGTCTATTGTACCACCAGTAATACTAAAAGAAGTACCCACACCTTGGAATCCTGCAAATCCAAAACTCGTTTGGTACGCAGTCATTCTTATCCCGTAATAATACTGATTAGTTATATTCGTGAAGTTTGAAAATATAATACCATACCCTACTGAAGTAGTCGGCATTTTAACCCAAAAAGCATAAGTGAAAGTGTTTTTATTCATTGCACCATCACCTATTAATACTTGTGCATTTGTACCATTAAATTTAAAACCATTACCACTTTTACCCGCTATATAAGTTAAACCACCTACAGCCGTTGCGTTATTTAAACCTAAAGAATCATTAGCATTTGACTCAGCTTTATATACGGCGAACAAGCCAGTAAGTAATGGGCTTAAAGCAGCACCCCCCTTCATAACAGTAGCCTTTAAGGTTGGAACATGATTGTTTAGTATTCCGTAGCCATACATCATACTAACCTAAAATAAGATTTACCGAACCGCTCGTTAAGTCAACACCGCTAAATAATACACCTTGACCTGTAATCAACGCACCAGCTTTAACGGCAGTTGCAGGAGTTGTAATATATGTTGCTTTAACATCTGAACCAGCAACTTTAATAGATGCAAATATTGTATCTTCTAACACGAAAATACCAGCAATTGTAGCGGTTACTTCCGTTGTGTCATTCACTAATTTAGTTCCTTTCGTAGCAACTAATCTATCTAAATTTGGTAAGCTCATATCTATTTTATTATATTTATTTTTAAAAATGCTAAATCTAACACTCCATCTATATACCCACCTGAATTAGAAGAGTAAAAAGAAAGCTGTGTTGTACTATCTCTAATTACCCCATAAGAAATTCCTGCTGAAGATCCACCAGGAGTTATAAAAGCGAATGTTTTATTTAATGTAAACAATGCACTAGATGCTGTTAACGTGTATTGACCTACACTAGTACGTGCTAATGTAAATGTTTGAGATACTTCTGTTTCGTAACTAAAATTCTTAGTCGGAGCAGATGTGCCAGCTTGAGACAAATTAAACATTATAGTTGTAAATGGTCTTATATTAGCACCTGTAACTGATTTAGTGTCGTATGTAGCTCCGTTGTAATCAGAGATAATCAACAAGTCATCATCTTGTAGTTGTGCTGCTTTCGGTGTTACCTCGCTTATCTTTTTGTCTGCCATCTTTTTCTATCTTCTTAAGATATAACTCCAATTTAATAATATTGTTTTGTTTAGGCTTGTATACCTCTTTCTTCATAAATACCAATTTGATAAATAATTGCCATGTTGTGGGAATACGTCACCACTTCCATTTGTTAAATATTCGTTAAATAGCGATTGATTTACAACCATATAATCTAAGAATCTTTGTGCGTAATTCTCAGCAATACGTTTTTCTTTCTCAATCAAATAATCAACCTCCTCTTTACTTACAATTTCAGCATTTTCAGAGCTATGTTTATATAGCCCTTTATTAGAAATTGAATAAGCTGCAAACGGTAAGTATTCTACCATCGTAAAATGTATCAACATTGGTTTTAAATACGTGTTTACAAGCGTTGCGTAGTTACCACTCAATGTACTTGCTGTAATATCATTCTTAATTTTAGTCATTAAGTCAGTCCCCACGTATTGCAATAACCAAATATCTTGAGCTATCTTTATAAATGGTATTACCTTATCCGTATCAACATTACCATTTAATGCTGTGTACGCTTGCAAATCTGCTTTCCCTATTAATAATGCTTCTGCCATTAGTTAAATCGTTTATTTGTTGGTAAAAACCCATTGTAAGGCATATCTGTTGGTCTTTCATATACGCGTTTGTCGTTTACTTGTTTACCGCTTTTATCTTTGTCAGTAAGCGGTGCAATTTCACCAGCTTTTCTAACTTCACCAGGTGTGTATTTTCTTGCAAGTGGAGAGTTAGCGTCTGACTTCTTCAAATATGTTTCTCTCATCCATTTATGGTGGCAATCTCCACCCCCTTTATATAACCAAATTGAGTATGTATCTGCACCCTCTGGTCCCCAACCTTCATTAACTGCTTGTGAGCCCATTGCAATAATATCTTCTTTACGATATATTTTGTTTGCTTTAATCATTCCCTTGCAAAAATCCCTAGTATTTTCAGAAACTCCACCTGCATATCTATATCTATGTTTGAAAACAGCACCATCTTGCTCTGACTTTATGTTAGCTCTTGCAGTTCCTGTAGATACCAAGTTAACAATCTTAGATAATAACGTTTTTTTTGGTGAATTTAATGATTCAAGTTCAGCATCTAACTCATCCTCTAAATCATAATCAACCTCTCTACTATCTATTAATACGTATTCATGACCATCAATCCATTCAATATGGTCTTCAGCACTCATTTCAACGCCTGTTTCTTCTTTTACTTGCTCTGTAGATTGTGCGTTTGATAAGTCTACAAATTCTAAAGGCTGTAAAGTCTTAAAGAATAACTTTAATGACACACCATTAAATGCTAAGATACTATCTAACGCTTCTAGTATCACTTCTTGTTTTGGTCTTATTACCATATTATCAAACAGTATTACACTATTCTTTAACTCATCTGCATTTGCACTGAATCCTGTAGTTGTAGCAATACCAAATATAAGTGGTGAAGTTACACAATGACCTGTTAATATCTTGCTTCTGCATTCGTCTGATAAGTATTGATAATGTTCAGGTGCATCGTTTAAAGGTACGCTATCAATTGTAGTCTTTTTAGCTTCATCTTCATTAAATGATACAACTACTTTCTTACCTGTTGATCCAGTTAATTTGTTTATTGTAGCTCGTGCTATTTCGTCTTTCTGCGGATCAGTCGGTGTACCATTGTTAAAGTTTACAATCGTAGTAGGACTGAATCCATTTGTTACTTCATTAATCAAATACTCACTGATTTTATCTTCTAGAACCGTATATTCTAAAGCTCCTTGATAGTCAACACGACTGAAGTATTTAGTACCTACTGAATAAGGCTGTATCATTAGAATTTCAATCTCTGATTTACCCTCACCGAATGCGTCAAATCTTTTAGGTACAAACTTTTTAGGATCTTCCCAATTATCAGAATAGTAATATCCTACAATATTTCCGTCTTCATCACACTTCTCAGGTCTTAATAATTGTACAGGAATGTGATAAACTTTAATTACATTCTTATGTCCTTTATCGTAATGTACTTGAAACGCACCTTGACCTAACAAATACAAATCTTGTATCACTCTACGCAAATCATTTGCTGTAAATAACGTCAACATTTGAGCGTAATCATTTGGCTTTTTAGACGCATCTAACGCACTTAAACCTTTCCCGTAGATTAATCTACTAATGTTATTTACAACAGCGCTATGTGTAGCACTATTGGAATATCTATCAATTAAGAATTGAAAGTAATTATTATCTTCCCCATAATTTACCCATTCATTACGCTTGTCTTCCGTAACTATTGGTGAAGTATATGCAGATAATTCTATAACGTGGTTACTAGTCATTTAATATAAATTGGTTTGTTGTTGTATTTTCTGTATATCTTCCATCATTTACGCTGTAGTCTCTTACATCTTCAAACCCTAATGAAGTAGTAATTTGAGCAGTGCAAAAGATTTTACCCTTCCAAGTGTATTTATCGATAGTATTGTAAAAAAGTACAGCCTTATATGTATGTCCTTCCTTTAATGATGGGTTGATAGTAATAGTAATAGTGTCATAATAATCTCCCACCGTAGTATTTAATATTTGCTGTGTTATAACGTTCTGAGTAGTTGTTTGAGCACAACTTGTTAAACTATTATCATAGCCAGTATAAGCACTTCTAGCTGCTGTTGTTAAACCAGACCATGTACCACTATTCGCTACTTCAGTTATATTTGATAAATCATTAAATTTTGTTTCTAATAAATCTTGAGACAGCCATATTTGCGTTCCTATCTTAGTAGTTTTATATATCTTTCCATCGTTACCGATATATGATTGTAACATAGTTGGATTATCAACTGAATTAGTACCATCAGTTAACAGCAAATCACTAGTTGTTGCATTTCTAACTAATCGAATAGAAAAACCAAATTTATAGTCTGTACTAGTGGTAAGCATATTTCCATGAATTTGACGTGTAGAAACAAAAAACGCATTTGGCTCAAAGTTTATCGTAGAAGTCCAATAGCTTGCTTGATAACCTAAATAATCAAAAACACCAGTTGTTGCGCGTCTATATCCTGAAGGCATACTATCAAAATTATATAAATTAGTTGCATCTT